TACCGCCAGATGTTCTATCAAACTCTTCGTCTGATATACCAGCTTCTCTAAACTTATTTCTGTTATATTCTTCTGACTGTAAATTGGCTTTAGCTACTTCGGCTTTCTTACCTTTTTCTTGGTAATACTTTTCAACGTTTTTCTTAGATGCTTCTTGATTAACTTTACCTTCTGCATCTCTTACAGCAAAACCTTTAAGATTCTGCATACCAGCATTCATTTCAGTCATACGTGTAGCAGTTTGTTTAATCTCTTCACGTTTAGCCATAGCATTATCAAAACCAGGTATACCACGAAGACCTAAAGTTCCAGCTATACCACGCACAGAACCAAACTTATATTTTAATGACTCTCTATCCCACTTATCACCACCTCGACCCATCAGTTTATCTTTAAACTGTTGTCCTACAGTCCTGTAATCTAGCTTTTGTTTACCAGCTATCTCTTCAGCTCGTGTAGCACCGACCTTATTACGTGCTACAGCATTAGCCATATGATTAGCTAGTTTGTCTATATTAGTAGTTAGTTTCTTTTGGCTTTCTATTAACTTATCAGTACGCTTCTCAGCATGCTTAGTCTCTTCTTTTAAGCTTTGTTCTTGCTTTGCGACTGATTCTGCTTTTGCTGGATCTGCTGATATCTTAGCTGGATCTAAAGCCGGTTTAACATCAGCTTTAATATTTTGCGCACGTAGCTGTTCGACGATTTGCTTTAGTGCAGAAGGATGTAGCTTCTGAGGAGTAAACTCCTTAGCAAACTCTTTTTCGTCTTTAAATGTTAAACCGCTTCTTTTTGCCATTACCTATTTTCCAGTTTTTGTTTCTCTTCTTCTAAGTACTTAACTAACATTGCTACATAGATCTCGCGTTCAAATGGGAACATCTCTTCAATCTCAGTCAACGAATACTTGTGGTATTGCATGAGAGCGAAGTTCATCTTATAATAGTTGGACAAGCTCTCGTGACTGAGATTAATTAAAAAAAACTTGCCAGACCCTCCATTGACTTAACATGATGCTTAGCACATACTGGACAATCATATTCGATTGTTTGTCTTAATTTAGGCATCGTCACAAAGAAGTTTTCAATCTTCTTAAATTGCTCTTGAGTTAAGTTCTCAAGGAACTCTATGACTTCTTCTTTTGTCTGTTCTTTAACGTTAAATACTTCTTCTGTAGTATAGATGCTTTCTACGCATTCAGCTACAATATTAAATATAGTATTAACGTCTTTGTCATCTAGCTTTTCAAGCTTATCTAGCGTATCGATGCCAGGATTCTTCATCACGATACCTACGTCATCAAACAATGGTATAGTATTAACATGTCCTTCAGGGAATTCTACCTGAAATTTAGTAATATCGATGTTGAGCTGAGTCTTAGCCTTTTCATCTGTACAGTCATCGCATAAGAATATCAATTCTACGATCTCTCCTACAGACTTTGATCTAATCTGAGTAAATAAATACTCATAATCAAATATAGCCAACTTATCAACGTCTACTTCATCTGCTATACAACTCTCAATTATACTTTTAAGAGTATTAACCATGACCTTTGGATCTTCAGACTGTTGAGCTAGTAAGAGAGCTTTCTCTTCTTTAACTAAGAACGGTCTAAACTTTACTTCCTTCTTTGTTGAAGGTATCGTCACGTTATATAATGGTGCATTCATCTTTGGTAATGCCATACTATTCTCCTTTATTCATATCTTTAATCATCTTGCTCAATTCACTTGTAGATCCCACAAATATTGCGTTGTTGTTAGTGACTTGTTTATTTGGTTGGCCTTCAGCGTTAGCCTTAGGTGCATCCAACTTCTGTTTACGTTCACTTAATGCTAACAGCTGTTCATTAGTGTCAGCCAATTGTTTCATTAAGTTGCCTACTACTTCAAATGCTCTTGGATGCTCAGACTGTTTGGCTATCTCTAGCGCATGATACAGTGCATCTTGTCCCTGATTCAATAACTTATGTAGGTTGTTTCGGGCAGAATCATAATCATAGTTAACGTTCTCATCTACCTTGTTAGAAGCTGGGACAATCTCTTGTCCCATACTTGCAACTTCGCCTGGTTTAAGAGGCTCTACATCAAATATCTTTGATAAATTGTCATCAGCTTTCATAATAATACCTTTATATTACGTAATCTTACGTGTTGGTGTTACTCTACCAGTATCTGCTGGAGGATCAGCACCAAATACTGGAGGTGCAGGATCAGGTTCATTTATAACCATTGGTGCTTGGGTTGGGAATGACGGTCTTGGCGGCGGAACGGCCGCCTCAGACTTTTTTGATGCTGAGTATGCATTAGCACCAAAGAAAGCTGCGACTAGAGCTGAGATAGCTACAAAGTATGTAGGAGCAATATTGCCAATGATCTTAGCTGCATCATCTACATCAAGATAAGAAGCTATAACGATAGTTACTGGATAGAGTAACATACCCCATAGAGCGAACCATGTCATCTTACGCATAGCATCACGTTGAGCGTCTTGATCTTCAAGCTCTCTACGTTTAAATTCTAGGTACATAGCAAGCTCTTCGCTGCTGACGTATCCGTCTCCGTTTGTATCTGCTTCTTTTAAATGCTGGTAAGCATTACTACTTACGCCTTGTTTTATATCTGCCATTTTATTTCCTTAAAAAATTGTGCTTCCACGTCCAACTGAAGCGGTTTCTGATGAGAATAACGAAGCGCGACCTTGCTCAAATGAGTTATAACTACTTTGATATTGATTAAAGTTTGTAAAGTATGTGTCAGGTACTTTTGCTGTATCACCAAGATATTGATTTAATGAATTTTGTGCATTAGAAAACGTCTGACTTCCAATATCTCCTGGAGTACCTCCATATGTATTAGTAGTTGCAGAAGATGTCCAATACTTGTAGTTCATTGCTACAGTCATCTTCATCACATCCTTATTGCCGTAGTCCATCTGTATAGGATTTAAAGCTTTAGGGTAGCATTGGAATAGTGTAACTTGATAACGACTCTTATCTGCTACATCAAATACATCTATTACTATGTCTGTGATGTACTCTCTATAATAATTAAAGTTGCGTGTTACTGGATCTTGGATTGCTCCCATCCAATTATCAAATAATAATTTGACTGACATAGAGTTATCTACATAGAAACCCATATTGATAGTATCAAACAACTTGTTATAAGGCATCTCACGGTGTTCACCAAAAGTCTTAGCAGCCGTAGTCTCAAGAGTTATACCAGGTAAATTAATGTTATCACAGTATAACAATACCTTTCTAAGGTTTCTATTGTACTGCCCTTCGGTGATAGCTCCAGGAACATTAAACATGACTGCGAACCTTGAAGTACGCATCAGTCCTTCGCCAGCTACTGTAGATATGAATTCATTTAATGTTGCCATCTAGTATCCTAGTGAGTCTTTCCAGACTTTATTCTTATTAGCTCCCACAAACTGTTCTACTGGTAATAATAATGCAGTAGTCCAATCAGGTGGATCTATTTTTCTAAACGTAGACTTAACATGATCATTAAGATAATGCTTAACACATGGTTCTGCCCACTTAAACTTTGACACTCCAGATATCATTCTCCATGAAAGCTTGAGTCTTGTATTCTCTGTAAGAGTCTTATCTGTTGCAAACTCCATCAATCTTTGTAATAACATGACACGCATCTGATATGGGATATAGTGTAAGTTTAATCCCATAAAACCACCTGCAACCCTCTTAAATGGGAATACTAGTGGAAACATATCATAGTATGGTAATTCATCTTTGTATTTAGGATCATACATGAACATATACATGCTGCCTGGTACGACTTGCGCTTTAACTTTAGATGAGTCAGAATTCATTACCTTTTGGCGGGTAATATTCTGTCTACCAAGCAATATAGCTTGCTGTTGAAACCATGCTTTAGACCTAAGAGCTGCTTGTTTAAGGTCGTATGGGTTCTTTTTAAATATGTCTTTGATCTGTTCAGCCATGTACTATTTATATGTTATTTCAGGCCTAATTCATTCTCAGTAATGATTATGAATTCATATCCTCTATCTTTACAGTATTCTGTAGCAGCCTTCCATTTTGCTTGATTCTTTATGAAAGTCAATGACTCTGTAAGGTAGTGTTTGGTCTTACGTCCTGGATACACTGGTGGCTGTGTTTGTTTGGCAGGTTTAACTTCAACGAGGTATGTCTTTGACTGGTTATCTTTAGTCTTTACACGGATCTTAAAGTCGATGAAGTATCGATGGACCCTGTTGTCAGTCGGGCATCTATATGGGACTACTGTCTCCTCTGAACACCACTTTATGACTGATGGATTCTTATCACACCATGAAGCGAATCGTGTTTCCCATGAGGACCTCATCACGATCTGCGTAGGGTC